GCCGGAAATGCATCTGCATTGGCCGCCTTAGGTATCTCTGGTGCAGATATTGCTTCTGGAAAATTTGATACAATATCTAAACAACTAGAACAACTTAACCCCGGAATACCGAATGTAACTGATATAGTTGCAGGAATGAAAACATCATTGTTATCTATTGGTAGTAAGTTGCCTAACATAGGCGGCTCAATAGAGGGACTTGCAGGAAATATACAATCTGCATTAGGTAATCCTGGAACGAACTTATCTTTATCAGACATGGGCAAAAGTGCAGTTGCACAATTTGGAAGTTTATCCAGCAGTGTCGGTTCGCCTTTAAATAAACTCATGAATACCGCAGTTAACAGTTTAAACGATCCTAATGCACCTCCTTACACAGGCACTGATCCTATTGTAAGAGCAAGGTTAGGATTACCATCTGTTGTAGATAATCAAGGTAACGCAATAACATAATATGCCAATAACTTCCCGTTCTCATTCAAAATTACCTAGTCCCGGACCGTGGCTTGGTATTGTAACTAGTCACCAAGACCCTACCTATATGGGCGGATTAGAAGTTGTTCTAGTTAAACCTACAACAGGTGAACTAAATGTTCAAAGCGAAACTTTTATTGTTCAATATCTAAGTCCGTTCCATGGATCTACATCAATTAGATTTGAAGGTAATGATTCTTCTAATTGGCAAGACGTACAAAAAAGTTATGGATTCTGGGCAGTTCCTCCGGATATTGGTTCTACTGTTATGTGTATTTTTATTGAAGGTGATCCTAATCAAGGCTATTGGTTTGGGTGTGTAGCCGATAGATTTCAAAATCATATGGTTCCGGGAATTGCTGCTAGTAAAAATGTTGCAATTACAGCGGCGCAAGAAAGAAAGTACGGCACTAGAAATCTTCCAGTTGCAGAATTTTTAAAAGGAACTAGAAGTACTTCAATAGGAAAGCCTGATACATTTACAAAACCTATTCATCCTTTTGCCGATAGACTGTTAGCACAAGGCCTTCTTACTGATTCAGTGAGAGGAGTTACTTCTAGTAGTGCAAGGCGAGAAGTTCCTAGTCAAGTGTTTGGCATTTCGACGCCAGGCCCATTAGATCCTAACGGTAAAAAAGGTTCTGTAGGTTACCAATCTAGTTCTCCTCAACCAGTTAGCAGATTGGGTGGTAGTACATTTGTTATGGATGATGGAGATGCTGATGGCCAAAATGAACTTGTGAGAATTCGAACTCGGACAGGCCATCAGATATTAATGCATAATACTCATGATTTAATTTATATTGCTAATGCATCTGGTTCAGCATGGATTGAATTAACTGGACAAGGAAAAATTGATATATATGCAAAAGATTCCGTCAGTGTGCATACAGAAGCAGATTTTAATTTTAAAGCAGATAGAGATATTAATATTGAAGCAGGCAGAAATCTTAATATTTCAGTAGGTGAAAATTTTCAAGCAGATGTAGGCGGCAATTATACACTCATTGTAGATAACAACGGTAAAATAAACTTTTCAGGCAATCTTGATGAAACTATTGTAAAAAATAATACTGTTTCTGTGGGTAAAGATCTCAATGTGGGCGCAAACGGTTCAATACTTCAAACTGCCGGAAATAAGATGCATCTATATTCAGCATCAGATATGTTCCAGCAATCGTCTTCAAATATTAATGTTAAAGCCGGCGACCAAATGTTCCAACAATCGACTGGTATTTTTAATGTTAAATCTGGAAGTACTTACACAGAAACTGCTGCTGTAATTCACATGAACAGTAGTGATCAGATAGCCGCAGAAGCAACTAAATCAACAGTATCTTCAATTGCTGAAATTCCAACAGCATTACCAAAATATAATCTTCCTAACAGAAGTAAAGATGAAGGATGGGATGACGGCAAGTTCTATAAAGCAGATGATATTTCGTCTATTATGAAACGAGTCCCGACACATGAGCCGTGGGACCATCACGAATCGATTAATCAAAGTCAATTTAATTCTGTCAATACCGATAGCACTACTGATGTTCCTACTAAATCACAAGCACAATCTAGTTATAGTGCAGCATCATCTAGTCCTGCAACTAAAGAAAATCCTCCTACAAATTACAATAGGGCAGACATGCCTAAAAATTGGGCAGACGATCATGCATTTGTTAAAAAAGCTATTGAAGTTGCTAAAGAATTAAATTGTTCATTTATAGATTTATTAGCCTGTATGGCGTTCGAAACAGGTAGAACATTAAGTCCGTCTATAAGAAATAGTATAGGAGCAACTGGACTAATTCAGTTTATTCCTTCTACTGCCAGGGGTCTTGGCACTACCACTGATGCATTGGCAGTAATGACACGAGTAGAACAAATGGACTGGGTATTAAAATATTTTAAAGCAGGTCCTGTGCGTAAAATTGCTGCTCCTACGCTTGAAGATCTATATATGCAGATTTTATGGCCACGAGCAGTTGGTAAACCTTTAGACTATGTGTTATTCAGTAGTCCTTCTACTGCTTACAGACAAAATAAAGGACTAGATGCTAATAATGATGGAAACATTACTAAAGCAGAAGCTGCTGCCAAAGTTAGAAATCAACTAACTTATATTAGAACACAGATGTTAAAAATTCCAGAAGATGCTCAAGTATGGACTGATGGTAACGGCAATCCTGTACTTGATAGCAACGGTAATCCTATTAGAACTGGCTACTATCCGCCCAAAAATTAATAAAATAAATAATAAACTATGGCATATAAGAACTTGGTTATTACTCCTCCTAACGTTAAAAACGTATCTAAAACTAAAATTAGTCAGTTTTATAAAGGATTTAGCACGATAGATGAGTCTACGACCAATGTCAAACTATATGATTTTGAATTAATAAAACAAGATATATTAAACGAATTCAACACCCGCAAAGGTGAACGATTAATGTATCCTAACTTTGGTTCTATCATATGGGATTTAATTTTTGAACCTTTAACTCCGACTGTTAGACAGTTTATTGCCGAGGATGTTGACAGAATAGTCAATTCAGATCCTAGAGTAATTCCTACATTTATTAACATTGTAGAACAAGACTTTGGATTCTTAATAGAACTAACACTGACATACTCGGGATCGGATGTTAGCGAGAATATGCTCCTGAAATTTGACAAAAATGCTGGCCTTGCAGTGTAATAACTACCCAGTTTATTTTTGCTATAAATACACCATAACTGGATTGTTTTACCTATGATACCGGCAACGAACTCAAAATTATTAGTAACAGAAGATTGGAAAAAAGTATACCAATCTTATAAAAATGCGGACTTTAAGTCATACGACTTTGAAACTGTTCGTAGAACAATGATTGCGTACTTAAGAGAAAAATATCCTGAAGATTTTAATGATTATATTGAATCTAGCGAATATATTGCTCTTATTGATCTTATCGCATACTTAGGGCAAAATTTAAGTTTTCGTGTTGATTTAAATGCTCGTGAAAACTTTTTAGAAACTGCTGATCGTAGAGACAGTGTGCTAAGACTTGCGCAGTTAATTAATTACAATGCTTCTAGAAATAACCCTGCTAATGGTTTATTAAAGTTAACTGCAATTAGTACTACTGACGATGTGTTTGATGCTAACGGTAGCAACTTAGCAAATACTATTATTGGTTGGAACGACACTAGTAATTTAAATTGGTATCAGCAATTCGTATCTATATTAAATTCTGCAATGCCAGCAAGCGTAGTTTTTGGAAAACCTTACGATAAAAAACCTATTGCCGGTGTACCTACAGAGCAATACAAAATTAATTCCGCTAACACTGATGTTCCTATATATTCTTTTACAAAGGTCATTGGCGGCGTTAACATGCCGTTTGAAATTACTAGTTGTGAATTCAGCAGTAGTAATGTAATTAACGAATCAACGCCTGCTCCCGGCAGTCCATTTAACTTTATCTTTAAAAATGATGCCAAAGGAAGTGCAAGTCCTAATACTGGATTTTTTGTGCATTTCCGACAAGGTGCCTTAAATGTTACTAATTTTTCTTTAGATAATCCTGTACCTAATGAAATTGTAGGAATTAATGCAAGCGATATCAATGACGCCGATATTTGGTTATGGCAACTTGATGCTAACGGTAATTATGTCACTGAATGGACTAAAGTTAACTCTTTAACAGGTAACAATATTATCTATAACAGTACTAGTATTGACAAAAGAAATATCTATACGGTAACTACTAGAGAAAACGATCAAATTGATTTAAATTTTGCAGACGGCACATTTGGTAATTTACCTAAAGGCCAGTTCTCTTTATTTTATAGACAAAGTAACGGATTAAAGTACTACATTAAACCAGAGCAAGTTAACGGTGTCCAAATTGAAGTTCCTTACTTTAACAAAACAGGACAACTTCAAACTATAACAATGACATTAAGTTTGCAATACACTGTTTCAAATAGTGAAGCAAGTGAATCTAATGCAAGTATTAAACAAAAAGCCCCCCAATCATATTATACACAGAATCGTATGATTACTGCGGAAGATTATAATATTGCTCCATTAACTGCTAGTTCTGACATTATTAAAATTAAAAGTATAAACAGAATATCAAGTGGAATTTCTAAGTATTATGAATTGAGCGATGTAAGCGGAAAATACTCCAGCACTAACATTTTTGGAAGTGACGGAATTATATACAAAGATGCAGTAACTCAAAGTTTTAATTTTACATTTTCATCTAACAATGCAATATATTCTGCATTAAGTACTGAATTAATTCCTGCTCTGGAATCTGCAGCAATGAAGAATTTTTATTATGAAAACTGGCCTCGCCCTGCATTAACTGATCCTATAGTATCTTGGCAACAACTGACAAAAAGTACTAATCAAACTACTGGATATTTTAAATCATCTATAGATAATGTTCCTTTACAAACTGGCATATTTTCTGGAAATAATCTTCAATATGCAGCAGCAGGTAGTCTTATTAAATTTGTTGCTCCTGCCGGTCAGTATTTTTTACCTACAGGAAAATTAACTTCTACTCAAGACAATACTACTAAAGATATTTTATGGGTTAAAGTTGCAACTGTTATTGGTGACGGTGCATACGGCGGCCTAGGCGCATTGCCTAACGGAACTGGTCCTGTAATTTTAACTCAGCATGTACCATCTAGTGCAATTGCAGAAGCAATTATACCTTCTTTTGATACTATATTAAGTTTTAATTTACAAGCAGACATTGTAGGGTTGTGTAATTCCAAAAGAAATTTTGGTCTTTCCTTTGCACAAGATACTCGTACTTGGTATATTATAAACGACACTGATCTTGATCTTACTAGTCCTTTTAAATTAACTTACCAAAAAGATGCAACTAATACTAACTTAGATTCTAGTTGGTTATTTGCCTTTGTATGGAACGGTATTGGGTATACAGTCCGATATAGATCAACTGAATATATATTTGAAAGTAAAAAAGAAACAGCGTTCTTTTTTGATAAAACTTCTAGAAATTTTGATTTTACAAAAAATACTTTAGTAAAAGATCAAGTTGAAATTCTTAAAATTAATAATAATCCGTTAGACGGAACTCCGTTAAAATTAGGACATTTATGGCAGGTAGAAGAAAATGTAATTGAACCAGATGGATATATTGAACCTAAAAAAATTAAAGTAAGTTTCTTTGATGAATTAGATGATAATCAAATTGATAATCCTGATAGTTTTGAAGACATTGTTGCTCCTGCTTCTACTAGCACACAAACTACATTTAAAGATAAATTTGTTTATTTTGTAAGATCTGACAATTATCAAACATATTCATTAATTGATAGTACTAATGTGCTTGCGTATCCTACTGAAGCAGCAGTTCCGTCTAACGCAAAATCTGTAGACAATCTTTATTATTTTTACAATCCTGCAGAAAATATAATCAAATCGTACAATGGTACTGAGTTTGTTTTAGAACCACTTTACTTTGCCAAAGAAGGTCGATCAAATTTAAAATTTCACTATAAGCATAACAGCGGTGAAAATAGAAGAATTGATCCAAGCAAGTCTAACATAATTGATGTATACTTATTAACTGCTAACTATGATATCAAATACAGAAATTGGTTGTTAGAAGATAACAGTAACGAACCGTTACCTCCTACAAGTTCTTCATTAGAAGAAAACTATGCTGCTGCATTAGAACCTATTAAATCTATAAGCGATCAAATTATTTACAGACCTGCAAAATATAAAGTATTGTTTGGATCTAAAGCAACTAGAAATTTACAGGCAACATTTAAAGCAGTAAGAAACAGCACTCGTCCTACTACAGACAACGATCTAAAAGCAAGAATTTTATTAGTAATCGATCAATTTTTTGCTCTAGAAAATTGGGAGTTTGGACAGACATTTAATTTTAGCGAACTATCTACATATGTTATGAACATAATGAGTCCTGATATTACAAACTTTATTATTGTACCTAGGGCGAATGTTCCATTCGGTAGTTTATATGAAATCACTTGCCAATCAGATGAGATATTAGTAAACGGAGCATCAATTGATGATATTGAAATTATTGATTCGATTACTTCTACTCAAATTAACGCCACAACAGCACTAACTAACAGCACAGGAGTTTATTAATGGCACAAAATAATAACAAAAAAGGTTTGAAAAAATCTATAAATTTGTTGCCTGTTCTTTTTAGAACTGAAAAAAACAATAAGTTTTTATCTGGAACTATTGATCAACTAATACAAACTCCAGCACTTAAACGCATTGACGGTTGGGTAGGTAGTAAAATAACTCCTACTTATAATCCGTTAGCAGATCTTTATATATCTTCTAATTTAAAATCAAAACAAGATTACCAATTAGAACCTGCGTTAGTTGTTACTAATGATGTTTTTAAAATTAAAAAAGCAACTTCATACGATGATTTGTTGAATCAATTAGAGTTTGAAGGAGCCAATGTTTCTAACCACAATAGATTATTAACACCTGAGACATACTCTTACGACCCGCACATTAATTGGGATAAGTTTGTTAATTTTGAAAAATACTATTGGTTACCAACGGGCCCTGCAACTGTAAGTATCTCTGGCGAAACTAAAGAAATTGTAAGCACTTATAATGTTTATGATTCTGACGACGGCATGTTCTATGTGTTTAATCCAGACGGCTTAACTCCATTACCTCAAATTACATTATATCGAGGCGTCACATACAAATTTAATATTAAATCAGCGCATATGTTTTGGGTCAAGTCTGCTAGAATAGCAGGAACTGAAGGAGCATTTAGAGGCGCTCAGAATAACGGAATTACAGAAGGTACTGTTACTATTACTGTAGATGAAAGAACACCTAAGACTCTTTACTTTGTTTCTAAAGATAATGTGTTAAATGGCGGCGAATTTGTTATTAAGACATTAGATGAAAATTCTGTAATTGAAATAGACAAAGAAATTTTAGGAAAGAAAACATACACTTCTTATTCTGGTGTTGATTTTACTAACGGGTTAGTTATAAATTTTGCAGGAAATGTATACCCTGAATTTTATAGACAAAAAACTTTCATAGTTGAGGGTGTTGGTAATAGTATTAAACTAGTTGATGTTGCAACTCTCGAAACTCCCGAGCAGTTTGCAGAAGTGTACGACGAAAAGTTTGATAATACTTTCTTCGATTCATATGCTTTTGATCAATCTAACAACATTGCAGTTACACCGGAATATATTACAATCAATAGAAGCAGTCAGGATTTAAACCCTTGGACTCGTTACAATCGTTGGTTTCATGAAGATGTTATCAAAACTTCTTGCGAAGCAAACGGTGTGCCAGTATTACTGCCGTCTGAACAAAAAGCCAAGCGTCCTATTATTGAATTTAATGCTGATTTAAAACTTTACAATTTTGGCGGCTGGGCTAAAAAGAATGTGCAGTTTATAGATACTACGACTACTGATGTGTTTTCAACCGCCGAAGGCGCATTAGGCTATTATGTCAATGGTGAAGAACTAGGGCAGGGTGATAGAGTAATCTTTTTAGCAGACACTGACGACTTTGTTAACGGAAAAGTGTACGAAGTTAATTTTGTTCCTATTGCAGGTAAACTTAGAATTAGTTTAGAAGAAATTGCTGACTCTGTCCCTGCCATTGACGATTGTGTTGTAGTAACAAAAGGCACTAATTTAAAAGGAACTAATTGGTGGTATAATGGAACTACTTGGGTTTTAGGACAACAAAAGACTGTGTTAAATCAACCTCCGTTGTTTGATATATTTGATAGCAACAGAAATTCGTACTCTGATGAAACAATTTACAAAGGTAAATTTTCAGGAACAAAAATATTTGGATATAGTGTAGGTAACGGTGCAGTTGATACAGTACTAGGTTTTGCATTAAAATATAAAGACGTTTCTAATCAGGCATATTATTTGTTTGAAAACTATTTCATGAAAGATGAGTTGTTAGTGATTAACGGTTCCGTTAGTTCAACTATAGAAACTTCAGTTGGGTTTATTAAAGATAACACAAATAGAAATTCTCCTGTTTACAAAACCGTATGGACAGATTCAGTATCTTATAATATTCCTGTAATTCAATATAATGTAATTGAAGAAGAAATTACTGAAATTGAAATTACATCTATTAAAAATCCTGGTTATCAAGATATGGTAATAGATGTATTTGTTAACAATGTAAAGCAAACTATTGATGTTGATTATTCTTTATATGCATCTGGTAGACAATATTTTGTTGCTTTTAATTCACCATTGCAACCTAAAGATAGATTGTATTTAAAAATAATTACATCTGCAGAAATAAGTGCTACAGGATTTTACGAAACATCTATTGGATACTCAAACAATCCTTTAAACTTTAATATCAATGGATTTACACTAACTGAATTGTCAGATCATGTAAAAACTATGATTGATAGGCACCCGGACTTTACTGGTGTATTTCCGGGTAATGGAAATATTAGAGACATTGCTAATTTAACATCTTACGGTACTAGATTAATTTCTAATAAAACTCCGGCAGCATTTGCAACATATTTTATTGCAAATGACGAATTTAGTTTAATTAATGCTACTAAAACAATTGCGCAACATTATTCACAATTTAAATTAGCATTAATTGATCAGATTAACAAATTGCAGGGAACATACTCTCCTGCTCAAGCATTAGATATTGTGTTGCACAATATAAATGCTAATAAAGATAACAGTTTTCCTTATGCAATTAGTGATATGGTTGCATACGGAACAGATGCAGTTACTAGAACATTTCCAGTCACTGATAAAAGAAATAAAGTATATTCTCTAGTTAATGTTTTTAATTTAACAGAACTATCTTTGAGATCAGTAATTGTATACCATACTGATAATGCCGGAGTAACAACACAATTATTACACGGTAGGGACTACGAATTTGATTTATATAACAATTCATTTACTGTTAACATAGAACTAGTTAAAGGCGATATTATTACAGTTGATGATTATCCTTCTACTGAAGGATGCTATGTACCGCCCACGCCTACTAAGTTGGGATTGTATCCTAAATTTGAACCTTCTATATATCTAGACACTAGATACACTACTCCAGTTAATGTAATACAAGGTCACGATGGAAGTATAACAGTTGCATTTAATGATTATAGAGATGTTATTATTTTAGAATTTGAAAAACGAGTTTTTAATAATATTAAAACAAATTATCGTCCTGAATTGTTTGATATTATATCATTTACTCCCGGAGCGTTTAGAAATAATCCTTATACAAGAAAAGAAATAAACGAAGTATTGTTAAAAGAATTTTCAAAATGGGACAATTTTTACGGATTAAATTTTACCGAAAATAATACTGCAACTGAGGATCCAAAAACATGGAGTTACAGTTCAAGTGTTAGTAGCATAACAGGAAGAAATTTACCAGGCAACTGGAGAGCAATTTATAAGTTTTTCTTTGATACTGATCGGCCTCATAGTCATCCTTGGGAAATGCTAGGGTTTTCTATCAAGCCTAGTTGGTGGGACAATGAGTACGGTCAAGCACCTTACACTAAAGGTAACAAACGTTTATGGAATGATTTAGAAACTGGTTCTATCAAAGATCCTTCTGGAATTATAATTAATTCTTTATATGCAAGACCCGGATTGTCAAACATAATTCCTGTAAATGAGTCTGGTGAATTATTAATGCCTGCTCAGGCAAACATTGCAACAAATGTTGATTATTTAAAAACGTCTAACAGATGGGAATTTGGCGATCACGGTCCGGTTGAATCTGCTTGGAGAAAAAGCAGTCTATGGCCATATGCTTTACAAATTTTAGCAGCATTAACTCAGCCTGCAAAATACAGTTCTTTAATGTTTGATACTAGTAGAATAGAAAAAAATATTGCTGATCAATACATATATTCTGCAACAGGCAAATTTTTAAACTTGTCTAATTTGGTATTATTTCAAGAAACACCTACTACACTTGCTGCTGGTTACAGTGTATTCTTAATAGAAGCAGGCAAACAAAAAAATAGAAATTATATTGCTAATTTAAAAAGTGAGTTGAGTCACATAACTTTTAAATTGTCTCATAAACTTGGCGGATTTGTAAACAAAGACAAATTAAAAATTACTATCGATTCTGTAAATCCTTCTAACTCTAACCCCGGAGTTGCTATTACTAACGAAGATTACGAAATATTTTTAGATAAGAGTAGTCCAGTTAAATCGTTAGGCATTAGTGGAGTCATTGTTGAAAAAACAAACAGAGGATATTCTATTAAAGGATATGACAATAAGATTCCGTCTTTCTATTGTTTAATGCCAATTTTTTCATCAAAAGATCCTGCAATAACAATTGGCGGAAAATCTGAATCTTTTGTTGAATGGAGTGCATCGGCATCTAATCCAATGGGAGGTTTTGATACAACTTCTGTAAGTACTAATTCCGGATATAGATTTTATAAAAAGGGTCAACTAGTAAGAAACAACAGCGTATTTTATAGAGTAAAAGTATCTCACAATTCCGGAACTGCATTTGAAACTGCTAATTTCCAACAGTTGCCTAAACTTCCTGTTACAGGCGGTATTACAGTACAACTTCCTTCTAAATATGAGAAAGTTGTAACTAAGGTTCCGTACGGTATTGAATATTCTACAATTTCAGAAGTATATAACGTATTGTTAGGTTACGGAAAATGGTTAGAGTCCCAAGGAGTAGTGTTTGATGAATACAATCAAGAACTACAAGAAATACTAAATTGGAATTACACTGCTAAAGAATTAATGTTCTGGGCAAGTCAAAAATGGGCACCTGGAAGTGTTATTACATTAAGTCCGTTTGCTCAAAAATTAAAGTTTGTAAATGATTATGCAGTTGTTGATAATCTTTTTAATCCGTTCTACGAATACAGCATATTAAATGCTAGCGGAAATTTATTGCCTAGAGGCAACGTATCTGTATTCAGAGAAGAAGATGATTTTATTTTAACAACTTCAAATACTCGCGAAGGAATTTATTTTACTAGATTAAATCTAATTCAAAGAGAACATACACTAATATTTGAAAATAATACTTTATTCAATGATGTAATATATGACCATGAAACCGGATATAGACAGCGTAGAGTTAAACTAACTGGATTTATAACTGACAATTGGAACGGAGATGTATTCAGTCCCGGTTTTGTATACGACGAAGCAAATATTACAACCTGGAATCAATATGTTGATTATAGTGCAGGCGATGTAGTATCTTTTAATGGAAATTATTATGCTGCTGTCAATAAAGTAAACGGTACAGAATCATTTGATTTTAACCAATGGAGAGTATTGGGCAGTAAACCTGTTGCAGAATTAATTCCTAACTTCGATTATAAAATTAGTCAGTTTGAAGATTTTTATAGTCTCGACATTGATAACTTTGACAATGCACAACAATTAGCCGCACAGCATTTAACTGGCTATAGTCCTAGGATTTACTTAGATAACTTAATTCCTAATGCTATTAGTCAATATAAATTTTACCAAGGGTTCATCAAAGAAAAAGGAACAAAAAATGCTATTGACAAATTAGCAAAAGCCAGTGCAACTTCCCAGAACAGCAAAATAGATTACTATGAAAATTGGGCTGTTAGAATTGGTGATTACGGATCTTTTACAACTGATCAGACTGTAGAAATTAATCTATCTGAAGAACAATTTTTAGAAAATCCTCAAATTTTGCAAACAGTAGAAAATGTTCCTGTTGTTAAAAATAAATTTATATCTTACAAAACTTCTAAAGATGTTGTAATTAAACCTGTAGATTATAACCATATGCCGTTTGCTACAACAAACACATATAACTCTGACAGCATCTCAATGTTGCCTCATGCAGGTTATGTAAGAATTGATGATATTACTGCAACTGCATATAACAATAATAGTCTTTTAGACATTGCCAACAATCGAGGTATAAACGAGGGAAATACTGTTTGGTTAGGATTTAAAGAAAACGGCGATTGGGATGTTTTACGATATACTAGATTAAATGCAAAAATAACTGATGTTTCTATTCTAGTGCCAGGTGTTACTATGTTGGTTACAACTGATTTACACCATAATATCAATCCCGGTGATAGTATAAGTATTACTCAATTTGACGGATTAGTTGACGGAATATACACAGTTGATTCCACTCCGGAACTTAACCAATTTATAATTTACTCAACTAACACTGAATTGTTCGATACATTTTATCCTGGTATAGGAATGTTGTTTAAATTTGTAAGTTCACGATTTGATAGTTTTGATTCTTTATCTTATTTAGATACACTTGGAAATATTAGACCAGGTGAAAAAGTCTGGGTCGACAATATTAATTCCGCAAATGACGTAACTAAATGGGGTGTGTATGAAAAAACAGATAATTTTTATGCTTCTAGTAGAATCCCTCCGACCACTGATTTCCAATTAACTAGCAATCAACGATATGGTTACAATATTACGGGTAACGAAATAGGAAACCACATTGTTGTTGCGTCACCTGATTTCTATTCTAATATTACTGACACATATGGCAAAATATATACTTACAACAGAGTAGGGACAGAACCTAGCAAGTTGTTATATACTGGCGGCATCGGCCCCCAAATATCTAAAACTGACGTTTACTATACTGGAACAAATGTTGTAATGTTTGGCTCTAGTCTTAAAATTGATTCAGATTCTGATTTAATCTTTGCAGGTCTGCCATTAGCATCATATGTTAAAGACACTAATGAAACCAATAGACTTTCCGAAGTAAACATTAGTGAAACTCCCAATACTAATGCAGATCAAGGTGTTATTAAGATAATAAAATACAATTTTGATATTTCTGCAAATGTTAAAGAATGGGTATTTGCAAGTCCTTCGAGACAAGCAAACGCTAAATTTGGGACCGACATTTTTGTAGCATCTACTTCTGCAACATCTAAAATTGTGTTTGTATCTAGTCCCGGACAAGACAGTTCAAAAGGTGCAGTACACTATTCTAGATTAGATATTATATCTACTGCAACAATAGAAATTGCTACTAGCACAAATGTTGAATTAGATACAACAGATGTTATTGCTGGTGCAAAATTTGGAACCAGTATTGCAGGTAGTGTAGATGGCAGAATTATTGCAGTAGCAGCCCCCGGTGATGTTTCTGCTGGTGATGTTTCTGCTGCCGGCACTCCTAATAGCGGTGCAGTACACATTTATTCCACTACAGATTTTGATGAATATACAAGAACTCAAACTATTACTGTAGATGATTTATTTGTTTCTAATGTTGTTCAAGAAGGTGATTTGTTTGCTTCTAAAATAGTAATGGATAAAGCAGGCAGCACTTTATTTGTAACAGCACCTAAGGCTCAAGACAATTTAAAAATTGGTAAAGTACTAGTCTTTAAATCTGTTTTAACAGGAACTTACGAACTTTCTCAAGTCATTGTTAATCCTTATACATCTAATGGGTATGATTTTGGAACTGACTTAGAAATCAGCCCTGACGGAAATACTTTAGTTGTTTCTAGTCTAGGGGCCAGTCACAGACCGTATGTTACATTTGATGTACACGTAGATACTGTTGACGGAGTTGATTACTTACTAGACGAAACAAGTGAAGAAAGACCGTCTTCTACTACTTTTGATTCCGGAACAGTACAGTTTTACTCTACATTAAAAAATTCTGGAGCAGTTTATACTTTTGTTAAAGGCACTGATCAATTTGTGTACGGTCAAGAACTGTTTGATAATTCAGTACAGACAGATCAATTATATGGAAATAGTTTATATATTTCTAACAGCACAATTGCAATAGGCGCCCCTGGACAAAAATTTGATAGTTCTCAAAATTGTGCCGCATATTTTTACGATACAAAAACTTCTAGTTTGAACAACTGGTTAATTGTTCGAGAGCAAGAAGATTTAGTTGACTTATCTAAAATACGTGCAGTTAAAACAATTGACACTCAGGAACAAAATGTAGTTGATTATTTAGAAATCATTGACCCTATTAAAGGTAAAATATCAGGAACAGCAGATCAAGAACTTACATTTAAGTCTTTATTTGATCCTGCAATTTACTCTATAGGTGTTGACGGAGTTGTAACTGACAACAATGCCAACTGGTTAGATGACCACGTTGGTGAGTTATGGTGGGACCTAAGTGTTGTAAAATACGTGTTATATGAACAAGGAGAATTAGAATTCCGCCGCAACAATTGGAATAACTTATTCCCTGGTTCTACAATTGATATTTACGAATGGGTAAAGTCGCCGTATCTTCCATCACAGTGGGCTGCAATTGCAGATACAAATGAAGGACTTGCTGCCGGCATCAGCGGTCAGCCTAAAAACTCTGACAACTCTGTAGTATCAGTTAAACAAAAATGGGATCCGGTTTCTAACTCGTTTAGCAATGTATACTATTTCTGGGTTAAGAATAAAGTTACAGTTCCTGAATCGATTAACAGAAGAATTAGTGCATATGAAACTGCTATATTGATTGCAGACCCTAAAAAACAAGGTTTAAAATTTGCCAGTATTATTGCTAATGATGCAGTCATGTTGACAAACATGCAAGATACAATAGTTGCTAACAAAATAAATTTATCTATTAACTTTGATACGATTGATAATCAAAATAATAAACATACTGAATGGTTGTTATTGCAAGAAGGTAATTCTACAGACAAACCTGTAGCATCTCTTGTTGAAAAAATGATTACAAGTTTAATAGGAAAAGATTCTGCTAGTAACTTAGTTCCAGCAGATAGTTTACCTAGCAGAATACGTTACGGTATCGGCACCCGTCCTCAACAATCTATGTTTGTTAACAAGATTAATGCGTTGAGATCATTTGTTGAATATGCAAATAGTGTTTTGATAAAAAATAATATTGTTGATGTTGTTAATTTAGAAAAATTTAATAGTGCAGATACAATTCCAAATTCTATATACGGTCATTACGATGCATTGGTAGAAGATTTAATTGAAAGAGATTTTACAATCGTAACTAGAAAGTTGCAACAAGCGCAATTAGCATGCACAGTTGTTAACGGTAGAATTGTAAATGTACAGATTATTAATCCCGGTTTTGGATACGGACAATTAAACTCTGTAGCAGATGTTTATAATGTTGAATCTAACAACTGGATCGGTCCTACTGTAAAAGTTCAAGGTAATGGTTACGGTGCTGAATTAACTACTGAAATTAATGCGGCAGGCCAACTAGTTAAAGTTAATATAATAAATCAAGGCATGGGATATACTTCTGCTCCTTCTTTAACTGTGAGACGTTATACAGTTGTTGTTTCTGCAGATGACACAGTTAATAATCGTTGGAGCAAATACATTTGGGATTATACAAATAAAAAGTGGATTAGACAATATACACAAAATTATAATACTCCACAATTTTGGAATTACGTAGATTGGACAGAGGAAACATACAATCCTTCTCAAGATATAATTGCAACCATTGATGAACCATATCAATTAAATGTATTAACAAACATACCGGCTGGAAATTACGTAAAAATTAGAAACGCCGGTGACGGTAGGTATTTAATTTTACGAAAAGTAACCGAAGATCAAGCCGTAGGATCTTATAACTTAGATTACGATTTAGTTTATCAAGAAAAAGGTACTATTCAAATTAGTGATGTATTGTGGAATACTCGTCAATCTGTGTTTGGCTGGGATCAGCAAGCAGGTTGGTCGTTAACACTATTTGATCAACAACCTACAGTAGAAATTGAAAATATTCTTCGTGGAATTTTAGATGATGTATTTGTTAATCAACTAAAGGTATACTATAACTTGATTTTCTTTAAGATGGTTAAGTATGCTGTTAGCGAACAAAAATTTATTGATTGGGCATTCAAAACTGCGTTTATTAATGTAGTTAATTATGCGGGAGCACTTGATCAACGACCTGTGTACAAACTAAACAACGAAAATTATTATAATTCTTACATTGAGGAAGCCAAGCCGTTCCATACTCAGGTTAGAAATTTTACAGTTAACTATACAGCAACTGACGTTACTAATGCTATTATAACTGACTTTGATTTACCAAGTGTGTATGACATTGAATTGAAACAATTTAGACCAATTACTTTTGGTAGTACTGAATTGAATCAATACCCTTGGAAGTCTTGGGCAAATAATTATACTTACTCTGTAGGTGAGATTGAAATCTTTAGTGGCGGCGGTGGATATGATGTTCCTCCTATTGTGGAGATTGTTGCACAACCTGGAGATACTGGTTCGGGTGCAAAAGCCGAAGCATATATTGCACTAGGAAAAGTCTCAAAAATTATTGTTACTAATCCAGGAACAGGGTATACTGCTACACCCATTATTAATTTATTAGGCGGCGGCTCTACACAATTAACAACTGCAAAAGTAGGTAGTAGACTAGTTAACGATAAAGTACGATCTAACAAAGTTACAATTAAGTTTGATAGAGTTGCAGGATACAATGAAGTAACTACATTGTCTGCCACTGACAACTATGTTGTTACAACTAAACAAACTGAATTTCCGTTAACATGGGTTCCTAATCCTGATAAGAATTTTATTGTTGTTAAAGTTAATGGAATTAGAGTGTTGTCCGGCGATTATTCTATTAAATTATATACAGAAAAATTTAATGGATACAGTAAGAAATTTGGATCTCTTATATTGGTTAATCTTCCGGGAAATAAATCCGTAGTTAGCATTACCTACAAAAAAGATAGTTCTTTGTACAATGCAGTAGATCGTATTAGAGACTTTTATTCACCAACTGACGGTATGCCTGGTAATACTGCTACTATGTTAATGTTAGGGTTAGAGTACCCTGGTGTAACGGTTGACACATTACCATTTGCTGAAAGCGCAGGATGGGATAGCACACCATTTGGAGACAGCAATTGGGATGACTACATACCTGAAGAAGGTTATTATAGAATAGTTAGCACTGGTACTACATCTACTTTTACATTGCCTTATGTACCTTCTTTAGGTGAGCGTATTAATGCATACTTAACCAATGTTGGCGCCGACAAACCAATTAGAATTGATGATCCATATTTTAACGATTACAACGGAGTAACTGTTCAACCTAATGGAAGAAAAACTGCTCCTGCAGGATCTACAATGGAAACTTTTGTAGGAGACGGATATGTTAACTCAATTGATATTGCAACAACTTCTACAGGTATAATTGAATTTAGATTAGAAGCAAGTGATGGATCTAGTCTTGTAATTGACCTTGATTTAGACACTTATGTATCTGGCGGCAGTGTTATTGACGGAATATTAAGTCGCTCTGATGATTTAGAAGATATCAATATAGACGGTGATGCGTTTGTATCTACTACTAATAGTTACGGTCCTGAAGAAAATTTACCAGGTCGAGTATCTGATACACTTGGTATGAATGTTTACACATATCCTAACGCCGGCGCTGCGTTAGTAGTTAACAAAAAGTATATTCGAGATACTGATGTTGTAAGATACGACATTGGCCACGTACCACCAACATCTGAATCTGTTGAAGTTTTACTTGACAATATAAAATTAACAAACAATGTAGAATATACAATTGATTTTAAAACAAATGAAATTGTATTAGAAGTTGATCCGTATTTGGCAATTCGCGGCCCGTTCTACAGCACAGAAGATGTGTTGCCAACAGGCGGCGGCGAATTAGTTTCTGGACCAGCCGGCGACGATACTTCTACAGGACCTTATAGTTTAGGATTCCAATGGAATATGTTCGGAACAAATTACAGTCAAGTGCATATAGGAACTAACGGATACTTAACATTTGGCGGAGGCGACAATCAATATTCTCCATTAGCATTAGGTCAGTTAATATATCCTGCTATCTATGTTGAGTATTGTGACCTGTGGCAAGATTACGGTATTAATACATCTACTGGTGCAAGAGATGTTCCTCTTTCAAGCGGTGCCATTCCGGGCATATATGTAACAACTGGTACTGTTGGAAACTTTAATTACTGGAAAATGCGTTTTGCTGGAACACATTATGATCGCCGAAATGCAACAGGTGCAACAGTACCTGCCTACCAATATGAAGTGACATTATACTCTGATGGTGCAAATCAGTATGTTGAGATGATTTATGAAAACACTTGGAGAAGTTTAAGTGTTAACGATGACTTGGCATTTGTTGCAGGTATTGCACAAGGCCGAGTTGGATCTACTCTCGGCGAAGGTGTAGAAGTTAATTATGAATTTATTCCGAGTAATAGCAGTCATGTATACTACAGTACTGCTAATGGAGGTAACTGGCAATATGCAGGCCGAGGTAGTTTTAATCCTTTTGCTGATCCTACTGCAATACAACCGGGCGTTATCTCGTTAGACAATGCAGTAGTTATTACTGTTATTGACGAGTCAAGTATATCTGCTGCTGAAATTGAACTTGAATGGAATAACTTTAGAACACATTATCCTAATAGACGCTTCTGTTTGTTAAGACCTGAAGAAGATTTAAACGGTAACGATATTAAAGTCCCCCCAAATTTTACTGGAAGTTTTAGAGCGTTAGGTCCTATTGATGTTAACCGTGATAGAGGTGATGTAGATCGTGCTTCAGATTGGTTTATATTATGCAGTCTTGAAGCATTACGACCTGGTTCAGTAGTAGGTCTTGCAATTGACAATTCTGGCAGTATGTCGCCTGCCTCTGTACAAGCATCTATTGATTTGTTCTTATTAAAGGCTAACGCAGCCGGACTAATAGTTGACTACAGATTAATGCCTAATGAAAACTGGGCACTCATGTGGGACGTTAATGATCTATTAGAACCTGCAATCGATGAATTTAAATCACAATTACTTTCTATTACTACTATTGATGTCGGCGGCAAAAATATGTTGCAGAAAGATTCAATAAGAATCAGTAATGCAACAGCAAAAAATAATTTTATTTTTGCACCTAGTGCAACAGATGTTCGTAGCAGTTATGTAACAGTTAATGGTATTAAGAAAACAAATTACACTATCTTTGGGACAAATGGTACTACAGGAAGAGCAGTTTTAAAATTTACAACTGATCTTAACACAGCCGACTTATTACAAGTTTGGTTGTTTGCTGCTGATCCTAAAGCGTATAGCGAGGTACAAGAACAGGTAATCAATGCCAGCGTAAGTCAGCGCTCATTTACTTTATTGTATCCTCCTGGCAACATAGAACCAGCACATAGTCAAATTATTGTTGAAAAAGACGGAGTTCGTTTAACACCTCCTGATACAGTTTATTATGTTGCTGCTGCCGGACAACGAATTTTTAGTTTAGAACAGCATACTAATTATCCACAAGGATTGCCAGATGCTGCAACAGTAGAAGTATATGTTAACGGAGTTAGAAAGAAATTTAGTCGTTCGATCAAACTACTTCAAAATCAAAATGTTGTACAATTTAGTCAAACTTCAATCAATGACGGAGATGTAATTGCTATTACTATTCTTCGTAATAACGACTATGCTGTTTATAATGGAAAACTTGAATTAACTAATAGAGTTGATGTAAGTAATTCTAGCATTATTAAAGTTACTACTTTTACTAACCACGACAGTAGCCAATTCCGAAAAGAACGATTCCCAGGAACAGCAAGCGGAATATTTAATCTAAGTAGAAAAGTTTTAAACAGTAATTATGTTTGGGTCGAAGTTAACGGTAAACCTGTTACTAGAGGCGTAGATTTTTATGTTGAAAAAGATAAGAAAACTGTTAAGTTTTCTAACAACTATCCATTGACTAAAACTGACGTTGTGGTAATTACTACTGTATCTGATCAGATATCAGATACGTTAATTGGGTATAGAATTTTCCAAGATAATTTAGGAAGAACACATTACAAGAGATTAAGTGCTGCACATTCTACTCAACTTGCTGCTAATTTTTCTACTACTGATACAGAAATAACAGTAGAAGATGCTAGCGTATTAACTCCTCCTAACCCGGGAAAAAATTTACCAGGTATTATTTTAATTAATGGTGAACGCATTGAGTTTTACAGAATTGAAGGTAACAAATTGTATGCCATCCGTAGAGGTACATTAGGAACTGGAGTTAAAGCAGTACATAAAGAAGGTAGTCTAGTTATAGATCAAGGTCTAAAACAAAGTATATATGTGCCTGAATACAATGTAACTGATAAGTTCTCAGTTAATACTACAACGGCAATATGGACAATGACTAATATTATTGTTGACCAAGACTTAGATTACAACAATATTGATATTACATATCAAGGACGTAAATTAAGAAAACCGGGGCAAGTATACACTGTTACAGATACTTCTGTAGCATATGATTCTAATGAAATTAACAGTTACGGAACTTTGTCAAATGTAACATTAATTCCTGAGTTTAGTATTAATACATTGACAAATTCTGTTACGTTGGCATTTAATCCTACATTAAATTCTGAATTAATATTATCTCGTCATACTCTACACGATGTAGGCATTGGCTATGTAGCATTACACACTAGAGATACTGAACAAGTTAAGTTCTTGTTATCTCGACCATCTTTTGTGCCAGATAAATACTACTATGGTCAGAACGCTGATACTGAGCAGTATATTGTTCTAGAAGGCGGCGATACATTAGACAGCGAAACCGGAGATCCATTAATAGGTCAATAATATGGCAAAAATATCAGCATTAACAACATTAACAACCGTCACAGACACTACTATATTTCCGGTAGTGTCGGACGGATTATCATATAAAGTAACATTTGGACAATTTAAAGAACAAATTCAGGAATCTGCACAAGGTGCTACGGGCCCTACAGGTCCAGCAGGCGCAACAGGCGCAGGTGCAACTGGTGCTACTGGACTAATTGGTGCAACCGGAGATACTGGCGCAACCGGCCCTAGCGGATTAAACGGCGTCGACGGCGCAACCGGCCCATCAGGTGCAACTGGTGCTAATGGCAATAACGGAAATGACGGCACTAACGGCACTAACGGTGTCGACGGCGCAACAGGTTCCACTGGTTTATACGTAACAAGTGCTACTGTGTTTAGTGATAATTTGTTGTTGTTTATGAACAACGATACTATTATTAATGCAGGTCCTGTAGTAGGGGCTACTGGTGCAGTTGGTACAGCCGGCGCTACCGGACCACAAGGTGTTCCTGGCGCTACTGGCGGAGAAGGATCAACTGGCCCTAATGGGTCAATTGGTCCTCAAGGTTACCAAGGAGCCACCGGAGCCGAAGGTGCAACCGGACTTACTGGTGCTACTGGTGCTAAAGGCGATATTGGAGATCCAGGAGGCGCAACTGGCCCTGCCGGTGCTGCTGGTGTGAGAGGTGCTACCGGTGCAACTGGTCCTCAAGGATTGTCGGGAACAGATGGTTCAACTGGCCCTCAAGGCGTTAAAGGTGCTACGGGTTCAACTGGCCCAATTGGAGCAACAGGTCTAACAGGTAGTTTTGGCGGTATTACACTAAACTACAAATTTTTAACTGTTACTACTGATGATGATCCCGGACCAGGTAAAATTAAATTTAACAATCAATCTTTACCTTCTGCTACTGTCTTGTATATTGATGACGACGATATTAACGGTACTGATATTCAAAGTTATTTAAGAACAATTGATGACTCTACTAGTCCGTTAAAAGGACATTTTAGAATAGGTGTACAACAAACTCCTACAGAATTTGCTATCTTTACTATAACTAGTTTAAGCGAAGAAGCAGGATACTTTAAAGTTACTTGTGCATTTGTTGATGGTGCATTCCGCTTTGACGACCAAGCAGATATGGTTATTACATTTGCTAGAACAGGTGATGTCGGCCCTGCTGGCGCAACAGGTCCAAATGGAGCAACCGGCCTAACTGGTGCCGGTTTTAGCGGACTTACTTCGGTAAGTACTATAACTTTATCATTAAGCACGTTGACATTTACTACAAATAAAATTGCAGTAGCACAATCAGCGTTTATGGGCGGCAATTATGCGTTTGCTTATGCCGGTACACCTGGAGATATTCAAGCAAGTGCATATGGTTTAATAACATATTATTCAGGTACTAATTTATTATTTGCTCCTTTAGAAATTTCTAATACTGGCACATACGATAACTGGTTGTTTGATTTAACCGGACAAAAAGGTAATATAGGTGACATAGGCGCTACTGGTCCTGAAGGTGCAACAGGTCCTGAAGGCCCGATTGGAGCAACAGGTCCTGAAGGTGCGACTGGCACGCAAGGCGATCCAGGCGGTGCAACAGGTCCTACAGGCAGTACCGGAGCAACAGGTCCTACAGGCAGTACCGGTGCAACAGGTCCTGAAGGTGCAACTGGTCCGTCCGGTGCTGACGGATCTGTTTATATATCATGGAATATTAACAATAACGGTACAGCAGCATATACATTTGATGGACCGGGAATTGTATCGGGTAATACTGACGATCCTATTTTATATTTGTACAAAGGATTTACGTATAATTTTGTAAATGAAACAGGAGCATCGCATCCTTTTGAAATACGAGTAAGTAATGGCGGCGCAGCATATACTTCTGGTGTATCTGGCAGTTCAATAAGTACAACTATATTTGTTGTACCTATGAACGCTCCAAGTTCTTTGTATTACCAATGCACCATACATGCAACAATGGGTAATCAAATTGTTATAGTTTAATAATGGATAAGTACGAACATGCAAGAAGAAAACAATAAACCAGTTCAAGAAAACCCGAACGAAGTTGGCGCAGTAAAAGTGCAAGGCCATATTAAAATCTTTGATCCAGAGACAAAGGAAGTTTTTGTTGATAAGAAAAATGCAATTCACTACGAAAACTTTAGTCTTGCATTAGTAAACAGTATAGGCAATCAAGGGTACGGTTGGGTAACTAAAATGGCATTTGGTAACGGAGGAAGTCGTGTTGACCCTACCGGAATTATCACTTACCTGACGCCAAACAGTACCGGACAAAATGCTACATTGTATAATAACACTTACGATAAATCAGTAGATAGTAATAGTGGATTTAATTTAGATCCTACACGAAATTTTATGGAGACTCGTCATTTAATTGGAACAACTTATACAGATTTATTAGTTAGTTGTCTATTAGACTTTGGAGAGCCAAGCGGGCAATTGGCATTTGATAATAGTTCAAATTTAGAAAGTACATATGTATTTGACGAGTTAGGACTTATCGGCCAAGATTCGAGCGGCGACGAAATATTATTGACACATGTTATATTCCATCCTGTACAAAAATCATTAAACAGAATGATTCAAATTGACTACACAGTGCGAGTACAGAGCATTAGTGGTACAGGAGCATAACAATGAGTACCTATTTAATTTATTATAGTGACAATACAAAATCATTAGAAATTGTTAACGGTGACCTTAACACAGGTCAGACAAGTTTAACATTTATTGGAAAGAATGCTTCAAATTATGCAGAGGCATTATCCACAAACTTTTTGCACTTACTAGAAAATTTTGCATACAGCGAGCCTCCTACTAATCCCATTGAGGGACAACTGTGGTTTGATAACAGCGATCCTACTAATAAAAAATTAAGAATCAATGACGGAACTTCTGCAGGTGCAAACTGGAAACCTATTAACGGTCTTTACCAGCAAGATACTACTCCTGATCAAGCATCTAAGGGAGATGTCTGGGTTGATACAGGTAAAGCACAACTGTTTTTAACATTAGATGGTGTTAATTGGACATTAGTTGGGCCTACTTATTCAAGTACTTTAAAGACTGGCAGTTACCCAGAACAGATTACAGATACGTTTGGTAATGTACACAGTATTATTAAAAATTATATTGATGATGCAGTTGTTGAAATTATTAGTCCTGATAGTTTTACTCCCCAATTAAAAATTGAAGGATTTACAACTATTAAGTCTGGGTTAAATTTAACTTCAGTAAATTCTGCACTACTTAATGCAACTGCTTATGCAACTCAAAATATATATGTAACAAGTCCGACTGTAGGGTACGTTAGCGGAAATAATTTTGTCAGAAATGATATTAGTAATTCTATTAACGGTACTTTAAATCTTAAGGGTGGATTAACTGTTGGTGTTGAACCTACTTTTAGATTAGAAAAAATTGGTGTAGGAAAAAAAGTAAACACTTTTATTAACTCTTCTGAAAATGGTAATTTTGCGTTTCAAGTTCTCAAAGATGAAGTTTACAACGAAATTTTAACAGTTGACGGCGATACTCAACGAGTAGGTATTAATAAACCTATTCCTACTGCTGCACTTGATGTAAATGGAGATGTATTAATATCTGGATCTCTTACAATTACTAATGCACTAGTTATTACAGGAACTGCAATATTTGATAAAACAGTAACTTTATCTAACACTGCAACATTTTCATCTACTTCTACGTTCCGTAAAGGAATTATTTTAGGATCTTCTACAGATACTGCATTTGTTACAATGATAGATCCTGCTGTAGATACTACATATAATATAGGCTCTAATAGCAAAAAGTTTAGAACAGTGTATGCTAATACATTTAATGGAGATTTAACTGGGCAAGCAAGCATTGCAAGTAGTTTAACTTCGTTAAGTTCTTGGGATATGACTGGTGATATTGCAAGTTCTGGTTTTAATTATAAAGGCCAGGGCGGAACTTATAGATTCACTACAACGGTACAACAATCTGTTATCGAGTCTAAACCATCAGTTACTTTTGTAGAAAATGATGATGAAATTTTAGTAAGCGTATCTACTGCAACTTTTGAAAGTGTTCCTGCATCAGGCGGAACAGGAGTAGGCGCAACATTTACTGTAGATAGAGGACCAAGTTCCTATTCTAGAGTAAATGTGTTCAATTCAGGAACAGACTACACCGACGATGATAGTTTAACAATTTTTGGATCTTACTTAGGCGGAGTTGACGGAATAAATGATATTGTAATTGATCTAGCGGCATCAGGTGCTGTAAACTCTCTAGGAAGTATCAATGCTGGTAGTTTTACTTATGTAGGTACTCCTATTTCGGGATTAGCAAAAGCAACAAAAAGAGCACTTATTGGCAGCGTAGAAGATTATCTAGTACCACCCGGCGCTATGATACCATACGGAGGAATTAACCCTCCGCCTGGCTGGTTGTTTTGCGACGGATCAGTCGTAGATAAAACAGACTATCCTAGATTGTTTACCGCAATTGGATATCTATATGGTGCTACTGATATTATTACCAAGTTTAGATTGCCTGATTTAAAAGGTAGAATGGTGATTGGATACGATGATATGACCAACGCATTTGAAACTAGTACAGGCGGAGCCGGAAGAGTACCGAGTGCAACTACTCCGAATCTTGGATTAACTCCGGCAGCAGGAGCAGCAGCAGGAGTTGCGGGCGGCGACGACAGGCCGAATCCAATTTCTACTGTTACTAACTTTGGTAGTACTATTACAGGCGTAACAACTGAAGTTATGAATCCGTACTTGGCCATGAGTTACATTATTAAGGTTTAATAGAAATGTCATATACAATAAAGTTAACTAACGATTCAACACTAGCAGTTATTTCTGATCAATCATACGATCAGGTATCTACTAGTATTGTACTTGTAGGAAAAAATCTTAATAACTATGGCGAGTACATTAACAATAACTTTGTAGGATTGTTAGAAAATTTTGCTGATATTCTTGAGCCTAGAAGTCCTTTAGTTGGGCAAACATGGTTTGATAAATCTGAAGGAAGATTAAAAGTTTACTCGACTGGCACATTTAAACCCGTTGGCGGTCCGATTATTTCGAGTACTGAGCCAGCCGGAGTTGTGAAAGGCGATCTATGGTTAGATAATACTAACAATATTTTAAAGTGGTACAACGGCACTACATTTGTAGAAGCAGGCAAATCTTATTCAGATCTTACCGGAAAAGAAGGATGGTTGGTTGAAACTGTTATTGACAAAGACAATATAGAAACTCCAATATCAAGATTTTATTCTGGCGGGACTGCACTTGCAGTGGCAACTAGTAAAGGTGTTAATTTAAACCCGTATGTTCCTTATTTTGGAACAACAACAATTAGACCGGGTATCACTTTAAATCCTGATATTCCGGGAATTAGATTTGTTGGCACCGCAACCGAAGCAGAGCGTGTTGCAGGATTCAGTGCTGCAGATTATTTGTTAAAAGACGTTTATCAAGTTACTACTGGTGAATTAGATATTTCTAATAATGATGGTATTTCTGTAGGAACATTGACTAACATCACGTTGTATATTGACAAAACATCTACTGCAACTAGTGTTATACAAAGCACTATAGCAGGCGAAGCATTAGAAATTAGATATAATAGTGTAAGCACAGGAACTGGCGCTGTTGCAATTCACGTTAATTCTGAAAACGATAGAATTGGTATACTTACTAACGATCCGCAGGATGATGTTGACATAGGCGGCAACTTAAGAATTAGAGGCAACTTAACAGTATTAGGTGCTCAGACTAATTTAGAAGTTAGTGTTGTACAAGTTGAAGATATTAATATTGAATTAGGAACAGGTCAAGTATCACCTGCTGATGCATTTGTAGACGGTGGCGGCATTATCTTAAAAGGTGCTAGCGATAAAACATTTACCTACGACGATACAAATTCAGCATGGACTAGTAATATTAATTTAAATCTTGAAGGATCTAAGTCTTTCATGATTGACGGCAATCCTGTATTGTCTCCACATGCTGGCGGAGGCTACGAATTAGGAACTGGTGTAATTTCTGCTCCTAGTCTAACAAACTTGCCAGTTATTCCAATTTTAACAGTTAGTAACGTTGTAATCTATGACAACATAATTACTACAATAGCAAGCCCTTTAACTAATTTAAGTATAAATCCTTCAAGTGGAATAATTAGTTTAGAAAATACATCAATTATTACTAATGTACCTGATCCTACTAATCCTACAGACATTACAAACAAACAATATGTTGACAATGAATTTGCATTAAGAGGGTATGTAACTAGAAAGCCATATGCATTGTCAATGGATATTACTGATTTTGGTAACGTTAATGACGAAATTATTGCGTATTTAGATGTTACATTGCCTGTAGACGGATTCGGAAATCCTTTCTATACACAACCAGACGGTAGTCGCTGTTCTGTATTATGTATGAATTATATTGCAACAACTGCAACATACATTATTGAAAATTTAAATACTTCAACTGTAAGAACTTTGTTGAATTATGTTGAGAATTTAGAATATACTAGTGACGGAACGTCTACATCTTATATTAGCACGTTAACAACTGCTACACAACTAGTTGTTACTGACTTTGAATTAGCAGGTCAAATAACTGTATCGACTCCGGATCCTATTCGTGAAAGAACAGTTAAGTTGTTCCAGGTTATTGGAGGTTTCTGGACATTTATTGAAGATGTAAACTCTGTTTATTTGACTTCTAATACTCCATTAACAATTCAAACAGCAACAATTACAATGACTGTAAATAAAGAAGATTTAGTAAACTTTAATACAGGAACAGTTGTAGTTGCTAGAGAAACAGATACTCAACTAAATTACATGACTGGTCCAATAACCTGGACAGGTTCAGATACTGTTTCAATTGCAGTATCTGAAGCATACGATACTGCAAATACAGGAACATTTAGTGCCTGGATTATTAGACAAGCATAACGGAGAAATAGATGCCCTATACACTAAGGAAATATGATGGAACAGTGCTAACAACACTTGATGATGGTGTTGTTGACACAGCAGCCTCGAGCATCTATCTTATTGGTAAAGATGTTACTAACTACGGTACTACACAAAATGATAATTTTTTATGGTTAGTAGAACATTTTGCTGGAACAATTGAGCCGCAAAATAAAGTCCAAGGTCAAATTTGGTTCGATAAGAACGGGTTACAGCCAAAAGTTTATGACGGATTTGAGTGGAGAAATATTACTTTAAGCAGTACTGGAGCATCGCAGGCTACTAATGCTGCTCTAGGTGAGTTGAGATTTGATACTGGTACTGAACAGTTGTTTGCAAAAGGCTCCTTGGGCGAAGTTTTAATTGGTCCTGAAAAAGTTCCTGGATATGATTCGACTAAATTTACTTCAGTTGAAATTTTAGATACTGATTCTGTCGGACATGCATGTATTGTTTTATATTCTGATGGCAATATAATGGCCGCAATATCCAGCGATGATTTTGATGTTAAAAATACTGAAGATGTATATGCTGTGGGGATTGTTCATATAGGTCCCGGATTTAATTTTGCAACAGGATACGGACTGTTTACTCAAAAAGAGTATGCAGTCAAAGACCTAGATGAAGCAATAACAGGAGCGTGGACATTTAGTAATTCTGCAGGAATAGGAATAGGCAATGCTAACATTGGAATTTTAAATTCTAATTTAGTAATTGATAATTCAGATTATAATATAATTATTAATGCAACTTCGTTATTACCTGCAGGTTTATCTACTGCTTTAGGAAGCCCGACTAATAAATTTACAAAAGTTTATGCATCTGAAATTAACGCTGGATCTAGCATTGCTGATATTAGTTTAGTAGGGCAATATAGTGTTACTGCTTCGAGTCAAATTTTTCCAGCAAATGATAACTCTATTGCACTCGGTAAAGCAAATGCCCGTTGGTCTACTGTGTTTACTACTGGATTAAACGCAGGCGGAACTACATCTAACGGTACAATTACTGGCAACTGGGCATTAGGACCAGGTAGTTCGTTTGATGTATCCTCAGGAAATTTTGTATCAAGTGATGCAGCAGTAGGAAGTTTAACAACTCGATTTATTACATCAGGCGCTACTGCGACAACTGGCGAAATAGAAGGCGATTGGTCTTTAACATCCGGAAGCATATTGCGAGCAACTTACGCTGACATTGCAGAAAAATATTCAACTGATGAACAATATGAACCGGGTACTGTTGTAATGTTTGGCGGAACAGCAGAAGTTACTATTGCAAATGTTTCACAAACTCCAAAAGTTGCTGGTATTGTAACTACAAATCCTGCACAAATTTTAAATGACGGGTTAGAAAATTCTGTTGCTATTGCACTTGTAGGACGAGTACCGTGTAAAGTAATAGGAAAAATTGAAAAAGGCGATCTACTAACGGCAAGTCATATTCCAGGTGTTGCTACAGTAAGTGGATTTCCAAGACCTGGTTCCTTAGTTGCCAAGGCGTTAGAAAATTTTGATTCACATGAAGTTAGCACCATCGAAGTGATGGTATTACGAGGTTAATAAATGGCTTATATTATAACAAAAACAAACGGAACGCAGATTGCAGTAGTCGATGACGGGTCAATTGAAGTAGATTCTACTAATTTGTCTCTTATAGGACAAAACTACGCAGGCTATGGTCTAGCAATTAATGAAAACTTTGTAAGACTTTTAGAAAATTTTGCAAATACTACAGAACCTACATTGCCGCTAACTGGACAAAGTTGGTACGATACTGCATCAAAAAAACTTAAAGTATATAATGGCAGAGAATTTAAAAGTTTTCCTGCTTTGCAAAGTTCTAGTTCGCAACCTAGCGATTTATTTGAAGGCGATTTGTGGTATGATGATAGTGAAGGAAAATTGTATTATTATGACGGATCTGCATACAGTTTAATTGGACCTCAATTTAGTGGTCAACAAGCAAACACATTAGTTACTCCTGCAATATTACAGGATAATGTCGAAGCATACCACTATGTATTAAAACATCAAATTCAAAATTATACAGACGAAACTGTTATAACAACGGTTGCTATAACATCGTCTGATGAATTTGAAATGACTGCTGGTCTAGTTCCTGGATTTACTAAAATAAAAGAAGGTATCACATTACGTGATGCAAATCCTTCAACCGGTGTTAGTGCTACTAGCGATACAAATGATTCAATCTTTTGGGGAACATCAGCAGATTCTTTAAGGCTTGCTTCGAGAGTAGCGAGCGATTATGTAACATACGATACTCCGTCTTTTAATGTTCCTGTAACTATTAGCAGTGCAGGCGGCATAAACATAAACTCAAATGCAATTCGATTATTTGTAGACAGTGGTGTTCCTAGAATTTCTAGTAATACCGCTAACATTAGGTTTAATTTAACTTCAGGTGCTAATAGTTATAATGTATTTAATATTTCTGCAGATTCTGATTTAGCAATATTACCTAGCAGAACTGTAGGTGCGCTAACTAATATTGGAAGTACTACTTATCCTTGGAATAATATTTACAGTACTGGTACTGTTTACTGCACCGGCATTTCTTCAACAGGACCGTTAGTTGGTAATTTAACTGGAACTGCAACTCAAGCAGACACATTAAAAGTTAACGGTATATATGCTGCTGCTACTACTATTAATACTGCTAATACTATTGTTGCTCGTGATGCAAGCGGAAATTTTAGTGCAGGCACATTAACAGCAACTGCAACGTCGGCAAAATATGCAGACCTAGCAGAAAAATATCTAGCAGATACTGACTATGAACCAGGAACTGTTTTAAAAATTGGCGGAAGAGCAGAAGTAACTATATGTACAGATTACGCTGCTGAAGAAGTAATTGGTGTGGTATCCAGTGATCCGGCATACTTAATGAACTCAGGTTTAGTAAACGGTGTTGCTGTTGCATTGCGTGGTCGTGTTCCTTGTAAAGTAACCGGCACTATTAAGAAAGGTAATGCGTTAGTGTCGTCTGCATTACCGGGACATGCTACTGCTCGAAATACAAATGAGCCAGTAAATCCTTTAACAATTATAGGAAAGGCACTTCAAGACTTCGAAGGCGACTACGGGATAATAGAAATTTTAGTTTAAAAAAAGCACCCCGGAGGGTGCTTTTTTTATGCTTCTACTTTTTCTTTAGTAGTTTTCTTCTTTGGCGGATCCATTGCATCTGCATCCTTACGCAACTTAGCAGCCTCTTTATAAAGAGTATCTGCTCTACTACGCATTTCTGCCGGTGTAAGGTCAAATGATTCTACAACTTCAGCAGGAGCAGGTGTTACCTCTGGCAATGTTTTAACTGCCGGAGCAATTGATTCTGCATTTTCTGCAATAGAAAGATCTTCTAATCGAAGACCCTTTTGATCTGCAATCAATTTGTTTAACTCGTCTAATTGAATTTGAGTCTGAGGAGCAGGAGTCATTAGCACTGCATTAGTTGCAACTTTTTTAAGATGACCATTAACATGCAAAAATTCTAACATGTTGCGTCCGTCTGGGAAACGTCGAACAGCCAAAATATCTGCTAGTTCATTTGCACTTTGCCCTGATGGTTCTTCAATTATTTGCATCAATCCGTCGTGGTAGGAATCACCTAAACCGTTGGTACCTACCACGAGAGCGCTAAGATGGTCACCTGGAAGTGTCCTATATACTACGGCAACTCTTGCGCCGTTATTTTTCATTTTTCCAACATGCTTCATAATTTAATCCTTATTCTGGTTGAGCGGCTGCTTCTGCTTCTGCCTGCTCTTTTTGTTGAGCAGGCACAACTGCTGCCAAAAACACATCAAGTTTATTGAATACTGCACCTACAGCAGCCATTTCGTTTGCTTTAAATGCTCCTCGAGTAGCAGCAATATCGATGATTGATCTAATATTTTGCAAATCAGTAACAGTTAGTTCTGGCCCTTTTTGTTCTTCTGACATTTTATTTCCTTATTAATTTAAATGTGGACAGGCTAAAGTCATCATAGAGACTTCTTTTGGATCTTCTATTCCGACTTCAATAATAGTAGTTAGTTTATTTTCTACCACCGCGGTAGATTTTTTGACACAGTACCTACTATTTAAATTTAGATAAATCCATCGATCTAGTTCTCTCATATCTACAAAATTTTTAATTTGAAATTTTGTAAAATTAGGTGGTATTTGCGTTAATCGCCTCATACCTAAAACATTCAATGGATTTACATCATTTTTATAAATGCCCATTATATACCTACTTTATTTATAATGGGCAGTCTGGCCAAATGGTGCAACAATGGAATCATTACCGTGTACTACAAATAAAGTTTCGCAGTATTCTTCATCGCCCCAGGTACCGCACGGATATCCGTCTGTAAACATGATAAACCGTTTGGGTTCAATGCCTTCTTCCTTCATAAATTCCCAGTTGGCTTCAAATGCTGTACCACCCCCACCTTTAATTTCGTAGTTCAAAATTTCGTGTGCGCTGTCTCCGCTGTATGAAGCATAGTTGTATACTTCAGTATCGAAACACCATAGTTGCAATTTAAAATCTTGATATTCGTCCATAATGCCTTTGACTTCACTAATAAAATCTTTGGCCTGACTGTTGCTAATTGAACCTGACATATCAATTGCTACACAAACATCAATAGTTTCTTCATTCATTAAACCCGGCAACACTGCACCACTATGCATACTCTTGCGGTTAGGGCGATTAAAACTAAAATTACTTTTGATAATACTTTGAATATTCATGCGCAACAATTGACGCCAATCCATTTTAGGTTCAGTAAAATCTTGGATAAGACGTCGAATACCTCCAGGAACATTGCCATACCCTGCTGATTGAGCAGCCGCTACCATTGCTTCCTTGATTTCGTCACGAATTTTTTTACGTTCTTCGGCACTCAGGCGAGGACGTCCGGTACCGTCTTTATCACCGTCGCCGTCGCCGTCGCCTTCTCCGTCTAAATGCTCGTCTAACAATTCACCGAGAGCAGATAGATTAATTTTTTCTGCATTTTCATATAGGTCATCATAGATCTCTTCGTAACTCATGCCACGGTATTTGTTATCTTGTAAAATCTTAATAAAATGCGGCACTTCGCCAATGCGTTCATCTTTAAGAATTTGATTAACTGCAAAGTCTGCGGCAATGTTTGACAATTGAGAGTCACGATGCTCTTTACGACCCAAGTGATCAAATACGTTATGCAACACTTCATGAGCAAACCCAAATTCTGCTTCTTTAGGCTTGAGTTTATTAACAAACTCTAAATTGTAATAAAAATTACGACCATCAGTTGCTAAAGTTGAACACCAATCACTGGCATCGATTAATTTCATGCGAGTTGCTAGGTTACCAAAGAAAGGATGTCGAAGCAACAGACCTACACGAGCAGTAACTAGTTTTTCTACAATTTTATTTTTATCTGCTTGAGAATATTCTTTAGTTTTAACTGGCTTTGCAATTTTTTCAGTTTTCATTACTGCTGACATTTTGATCCTTTTTGCGTTGTCTATGTTAATATTATATAGTCTTTTTACCATTTTGTCAAGTAAATAGGCCCCGTAGGGCCTATTTTAGTTTTCCATTGCTTGGATAATGTACTTGCCGTACTTTTCGTGGAAGCGATCGAAGTTCTTCATTTTAGAAGCATCAAACGGCAACCCGTAGTTAGTAAGAGCAACTTTGGCACCCATGACAACCAATTCAGTCGGAAAGTTATCCATCATGAATGAAAAGAAGTTATCACTCATTTCGTCCCAATTTTTAACCTTCTTCCTATCTGCTTCTTGAAGTTCGTAACACATGGAAGTAGTCAACGAATACATTGCAGAAATTTCTTTGATATCGCATTTGGAAATTTTACCTGCCAAAATATCTTCTGGCTTAGGCATTTGTTTGGCAACTTTCCGGTGTGCCATGAATTTAACTGCAAGACCTTCACCGACTGCACCTGCAACTAAATCGGTCAAAGTGTTTTCTGGCAAATCATCATCGTCGAGCAACTCGCTAACAAATGACCAGGTACGAGGAGTAGCAAACGCTCGGCTTGAACTACGTGGATCAAAATCGTACAAGTCTGCTTTGGCAAAAGACACATAACCTACAACTTGTTCATGGATTCGATTGCTAGTAGCCCACATCAACCAGTCGTCAAAGTCAGTACGTAACTCAATGTGAACAAATCGGTTAGCCAACGGAGCAGGCATACGATAAGTTACACCTTTATCAGTTTCACGATTACCTGCGGCAATAATACTAACACCTTTTGGCAACACGTAGGTACCAACCTTACGGTTTAGGATTAACTGATACGCAGCCGCTTGAGTAGCAGGAGCCGCAGAGTTTAATTCGTCCAAAAACAGAATAGCAGTAGATTCTGGATCAGTCGGCAACTCTGAAGGAGGAGCCCAAGTCATAGTCTTCATATCTGCATTATAATACGGAATACCTTTAATGTCAGTAGGTTCCCACAGGCTTAATCGAACGTCGATAACTTCACGTTCTTGTTCTGCACCAATTTGATGAACAATGTCAGACTTACCAATGCCTGGAGGACCCCACATAAACACAGGACGTTGAATTTTTACACATTTACGCAAACTACGCTTTGCTTCGTTAGGGCTAACAGTACGGTTGCCGCTCATTGATTCTGCCATTTTAAATCCTTTGAAATAGTGTTTGAAATTTAATACACTGCTTTTTAGTGTATGTATAAATTATACAGGTTTTCAGTTTCTATGTCAACTATTTTCTTGTTGTTTTCTTGCAACAGCCTTGGCTTTTGTTAATCCAAATTTAGCAACATTTCCAGAAAATAATACCAATTGTACAGCCATGCGCTCATTGAAAACAAATATACTTTTGGATGTAAGATAAAATGGGCTTTCTACATACTGATCTAACCAAATAATTAATTGGTTTGTCCAACTTATTCCTTTTGGAATATCAATTTGGTAGTCTTTGATATCGGCTTCTTTGAGCCATTTATATCCGTCTTCGGTTAGTCTAAGCCCGCCTGACTCTTTTTGCCTAGGATTAACCCAAAATCTAGGAAGCATATTTTTTACATATTCGTTGTCGTATTGCTTTCCTAATGATTTTAGTACATAACAAGTGATATCATTTCTTTGATTCGTCAACAATTTTTTCTCCAGATGTTAATTTATAAACGGAGAAGTCATTACAATTAAAAGTTTTATTAAGTTTTTCTGCAAGATTGTACGCATGCCCGCTATTTGAAAAACTTACTTTTTTATATTTAGGTCCGGTATCTTGAGCAATAAAACTTGTAGTTTTAAGATTAACTGGCTTATCTTTATAAAACACTGCCCATATAGCATCAGACTCTAAAACTTGTTCAGTTTTATATGTTTGTTTGTTTGTTATCTCTAATAACACATTTGGTTTAGGTCTACTCATATACGTACAATCTCCAGTTATATACGCATATATTTAGTAGTCTACTCCTTAAATCCGCCGCCGTCCATTGCCACTTGAATAACAGTTTCTTCTACAGGTTTATTTATTTCAGCATCTAATTTGCCAGTTAGTCTAGTCATTACTAGCGCTATACTATCGTATAATGCCTGGGCTTCTTTAATGTCTAAAACTATCTGTTTTTGATTAGATTTGACTGCAATTCGAGCCTTTTCCAAGAAATTTTCTATTGATAATGTATTAATTTGTTTCATTTTCTTTTTTATTAATAGTAGATAGCATATTTTTCATTTCTGATTCGCTTTTAAACGGTCCGTAAAATGGATATCTATCTAGAGTAATTAGTTTAGGACAATAACTTTTAACCCATCCTTTACGGAATTTAATTACATAATAGCCTGCACAGTACTGACTTTTGCTTTTTGTACTTTTTGCATATATAGGTAATTTACGTTTAATATTATAAACTGCTCCGTAAGGTTTTGAATTGCATGGATATTCGTACACTGCATATTCTTTAGTTACATATGTTTTGGTTAATTCTGGTTCAAATAATATATTGCCTAATTTTTCCTGTAGGTCTTTTGCATTACCTAATGAAAGTTCTTCGCCGTTTTTTAAAATATAATAAGAACTTCTTTGTTTGTTTAGTGTACCTATTTTTAGTCCGTTGTCTTCTAACAACCAACTTTTATTAGGAACTAATACTTTTGCAATTGTTGTCATATTGTATACCTTGCGTTTAATGGATCTGCATAACTTTGCACCTGCTCACTGACTTTTTGCATGTCATAAGTTGCACAAAATTTTAACAATCGAATGCCTACTTGGCTAATATTTTTATCAACTGAAGTTGCATTATTAATTGTTTCTGTTATCAACAGTTTAATATTATCCGGCTGTGCAGTCAAGTCACATAGCACTACATTTCTATTATAATCATCTAACACACGATGTTCGACACTTTCGTGATCAGTCCATCGCTGTAGCATCATATTGTTCCATGCAAACCCTTTAGACTGTTTGTCGTTAAATGCTTCTGTAAGTCCAATTTTATTTTTTGTTCCCTTTACTCGAACACCAGGATATGCACTAAACACATTGTCGCTAGTATCTCCACGCATGCACTTTTCGAACAACAGCCATTCTGGATTAGGAGCAGGCTTTTCTTCTTTGGTTTTTTTATCTTTTACACGTTTATTTTTCTCATCAAAGTATCCCTCGTGAGTAGTTGTAACTTGACTGACACCGTTATATTGTTTTACATTAGGTGCAATAAGTTGAGCAAAGTCCCCGTCAGTTGAAATAATAATATGATTATCATTTGGATGACTTTGTATCCATCCTGCAATTAGATCATCTGCTTCTAACTGTGGATGTTGCAATGTTGTGCAATTAGTCTTTTCTGAAATAAAGGATTTAAATTCGTCAAATGTTTCCCAAAAAACACGATCTTCTTCTTGTTCTTTTGGACTTTGTGCTGCTCTTGCTTCGGTACGTTGCCGCTTGTAGGGAGCATAATAATCCTTACGCCAACTGCGACCTTCTAATGCAAATACAACATGGGATCCTTTAAAATCTCTCCATGCTTTGCGAACACTGCTTAACACAGTATGGATGCTCATACCGACTTTGTCTTCTACACTGCCTCGAACTACATGTCTAGCACGAAAGAAAGTATTTGCTGTGTCTACAATAATATATGTTTCCATTAACTGACCTCTGTTTTGCCGTCATCTCTAAGGGCACGATTAATATATCCACTACCTCTACGTTCCATATCGACATCTTCTTCAGCACCGACATTTCTGCAAAGTTCTTGGAACCATAAGTCGACTATTTCTTCATCTGTATTACCAGAATAGCCTGCACTTCGTAATTGTAACACAAAGTATTCATTCCAGTCAAGTTCAAAAAATCCGTTACGAACATTTTCTTTGTTAACATGAGTATCTAAAACGGCTACCCACGGTTCTTTATTTTTAGTAGCATACTCTTTAGGATTTTTCTTTTTTAAAAGTTCCATTTCTTCTTCCTTTAATTGCTCTTCTTGCTCCTTAAGCCGCTCTTCTTGCTCCTTAAGCCGCTGCTCTTCTGCCTCTACTGCTTTTACTATATCGGCTTCTATCTTGTCAATGCCAAAAAGTTTTTTAATAATTTTTTTCATTAGGTACCCCATTCGTTTTTAAACAACGGTACTTGTAGTCGATCACTGTATCGTAACCCGTTCTTCATTGCTAGGTTTGCTACTGCACGATTGTTCATCGCATAAACACTTTCCACACCGCCGACTGGCATCAAGTATACATGACCTGTAAATCCAGCAGCACGATATTCAGTAACGGCACGTTCAACATCAGCAAAATCTTGGTCGTTGGCAATCACAAACTTAAGATATGCTGTACCGTATTTTTCATACTCGCACACAATCTCTGGCTTAATTGCATCTTCCCACTTTTCTCCACTACAAGGCAATTTAGCACTTACACTAAATGTGATCTCTCTCCAAAAATCTTTGTCATGATGTGATTTCCAAGTATGCAAGTACTGCTTGAACTCTGATGTAAGTTCTTGAGTACCGTTGGTTTCGAATGTAATTTCTTTTAAACCCTGCATCTTAGGATGATTCAGTAAGTCTGGATAAGCACGTTGCCAACCTAGCAAAGGCTCACCGCCTGTGATAACCAAGTGTTCATCTCGCCATTCACCGTGAGGAATAATTTCTGCAATGCGATCTGCAATAGCATCACTAGTAAGCATTGGGCTTAGATTTTTAAAACTCGGATGCCACGATGCATAACTATCACATCCTGTGCTCACAAGTGGAAGTAATTCGTATTTGTTATACATATGTGCAACTTCTGCAATGTCTTCGGCTTCTGAACTTAGTTTTCCACGTGGCATACCGAAACCCCTGCAAGAAAAATTGCAGCCAAAGGTCCTAAG